GAAGAAGAAGAAGAAGAAGAAGAAGAAGAAGAAGAAGAAGAAGAAGAAGAAGAAAGCTGGTGCGGCTTCTTCTGCTCCTGCGGCTGCGGACAGAAGTGCGGCTGTGACCTCCCTCGGTTTCGCTTTCCCAACACCCATGTGCGTGCCGACATCGATGCTTGGGCCAAGGTATACCGTCAAGAACATGAATTGTTGCGCGGAAAACCCATGGCCAAACAACACCCCGCCCCGCCCCGAAGGACGGACGGGGCTACTTCTCACAACGTCGTTACCTGCTCTCGACCTGGATGCGTTCTAGCGCTCGGTCATGGGGGCAAGTGCATCAAACAAGAGAGACCATGAACGACATCGTCGCAACCGAGTTCATGACCATCGATGATGGCCAGTACGCTCGGATCCCAAACACCGGCACTGGGCCCAATGCGCTGTGCCTGCCAGGGCCAGCCAAGCTCAAAGTCATGCGCTACCGCGATGGCCGCCTCGACCACGAAATAATCGAAGGACAGACCAAGCCCACACGCTTGGCTCTCTTCAAAAATATGCAGCTCATCAATTGGCCGATCTGAACCATGGGGCCCAGTAAATGCTGGTAAAAACGCTAGTCGAGGACTGCGAGGACTGGTGCCCTACGAGGTACCACAGGGTGTCAGGCGCTCAGGGGCACGTCTGGAAGACCACCGCTCAAGGTGTGCTCGTGAAAGGGGAGGGCTCCACTCGACGCACGAGGGGAGAGCCCACCACCCTCAGGGGGATCCAAGACCGATTTGGGGCGCTGATGGATCAAATCTTCTTTGACACGGGCGTCCCCATCCAGCTGCTCGCCGCCACCATGGCCAACGAGTCGGGCGGTCACGACGGGGGAGAGCGCTTCGAAAAACACCTCAACGACTGGAGCATCGGCGTCATGCAAACGCTGACCAACACGGCTTGGGGGGTCGCTCGTTCTGCAACTCACTTCAACCTCAAGCATGTTGCTCAGATGACCCCCATCCCGAAAGGCGGGAACCTCCAAGACTGGCGGCTAACGCTTCACAACAGCACCACCAGCCTTCTTCTCGGTGCAGAGATGCTTCGACAGATCAACGAGCGGTTCAGCTGCTACTGGGATCCTGTTCTCCTCTACGCCGCCTACAACGCCGGCTCGCCCAGGAAAAACGACGACAGACCCTGGGGTCTACACTACCATCGTGTTGAGCTGAAGGACCGGGTCTTCGACGCCATGGATACCTTCACAGCTTGGTTCGGAGACGCATGCGCCATCTGGCCACCATCGAGCGGTACATGGAAGAAATAAAAAAACTCCTAGAGTCTGGCATGTTCATTGTCATGACCCATCATGGCGGTGAGTACATGGTCACCATCGCCGATCCGGAAGATATAATGAATGATTCTCGCCAGGGTCTGGCCTCTGCACGAGCAATCGAAGATGCGATAGAAGCAGCCGTGCGAGACTTTTACGCGAACGGCCTAAGTACTGTTGATCTCTTCGGAGATGTTGTTACCGGGGAGTCATGAAAGTAACCAATGTCCTCGGAATCGGCGTTGCTATCGGCGCTGCTTACTTCATCCTGCAAAGCAGCAAGCCAAAGAAAGCTGAGTTCGATGTACCGACGCGATGTGGAGAGGACTTCCCGTGTCCTGACGCATCCACTCGCATCGCCTTGATCGGAGACTCCTATGGCGTAGGGCTCAGCTTTCGACTCAAAAAACTCAGCGAGTGCTGCGGTATCCCCTTCTTCGCAAATCCCGTCGTGGGCTCTGGCATTAACGACTGGAAAAGTGGTTACAAGATCGATCGCGCGCTCGACTTCAACCCGACACTCGTCGTCATCAGCCTCGGCGGCAACGACTTTGGGCGTAGTCGCAAGAGTGTTGAAGCCCCCATCGACCAACTGGTAAGACGGATCCGACAGGCCGGCGCTCAACCTGCATGGGTTGAACCACTGCTGCTGCCCAAACGCATCGAGAGCGATGCCATCCGCCAAGCATGGCGAGATACCGGGATCCCTCGCTACGACTCTCGACCGCTTGAATACCCTCGTGCATCAGATGGGATCCATCTCCACATGCGTGAGTACGCCGCTTGGGCGGAAAAACTATGGCCTTGGATCGTCGAGACAAGCCAGAAATGAACGATCGAAAAATCCCTGAGAACAACTTAAACCTCACGGAAAAAGAAAGAATGAAGACCTTCGATATTCAAGCCGCACAAGGTGATCTGCTCCTCCGTCGCATCGAGAGCATTCCCGAGGCTGCGGAGCGCGTTGAAGCCAAGGACGACCGTCATGTGGTCGCCCACAGCGAAACGGGACATCACCACACCGTCCCCTCGGACGCAGAGCTTTGGCGAGAGCCCAGCAACCCCATGATCTGCTACCTCCGTTGCGAGGAGCCAGTCGTGCTGGAGCATCATCGTCCGTTCGATACGCACGCCCCGATCCAGATCCCCGTCGGGACCTTCGAGCTGCGTCGACAGCGCGAGTACACCCCCGAGGGTTGGCGCCGTGTGGAAGACTGAGACTCTGAGTCCAGAACAATGGGCAGCCGTCGCTCGCGAACGCGAGCGATGGCTTGCCATCGGTACCTGCACCGAGCCAGCTGATCGAGAAACGACGGAAGAAGTCATCGCCGACTTCTACCAACGCATCGGCAAGAAACGGCCAGTGTTCGTGTGGAATGACGGACCGCTAAGCAGCTCCCTCGCTGTCACCATCCTAAGTGAAGCCTTGAATGGGGGCCAACTCAGGAACCAGATCGGGGGGCAGCTCCTCGACCAGCTCTGGGACCAGCTCAGGAACCAGATCGGGGGGCAGCTCCGGGTCCAGATCAGTGTCCAGTACGGGGGCCAGCTCTGGGACCAGCTCTGGGACCAGCTCGGGGAGCAGCTCTGGAAACAGCTCAGAAACCAGCTCAGAAACCAGCTTTGGACCCAGCTCAGGAACCAGCTCCTGGACCATCTCTGGAGGCAGCTCTGGGACCAGCTCCGGGGCCAGCTCGGGAACCAGCTCGGGAACCAACTCAGGAACCAGCTCAGCGACCAGCTCTGGAACCAGCTCCGGGCCCAGCTCAGTGAACAGCTCGGTGACCAGCTCAAGCTCCAGCTATGGAACCAGCTCCGGGCCCAGCTATGGAACCAGATCCGTGTCCAGCTCAGGAAGGAACAGCCCAAGGAGGAGATGCTGAGTCATCTGGACAATGGCTGGTTTTTGGCTGAACCGGCCTACTGGATCGGGCATTACGCAGCGTGTCGCGACATCGAAGCAGCGAAATACTCGCCGCAGCAAGACGAGTTACTGCGTCAGTGGGAGAAGCTCGCAGCAGCATCAGGCTGGTGGTTCCCCTACGAAGGGATCTGCTTCTGCTCTGAGCGACACGAGCGCATACACTTCGATGCAGAAAAGCGTCTGCATTGCGAGGATGGCCCCGCCATCCTGTGTCGCGATGGATTTTCTGTCCACGCTTGGCACGGCACAAGGGTGCCGGCTGAGTGGATCGAAGAGACAGATGACGTCGATCCCAAGCTCGCGCTGACGTGGGAGAACATCGAACAACGTAGATGCCTCGCTGAGATCATCGGTTGGTCGAAGGTGCTCAACCAGCTGTCTCCCACAGTCGTTGACGAGGACACACCCGAAGTGGGCAGGCTGCTTCGGGTAGACCTCCCGGACGCACCGGGTGAGCAGTTCCTGCAGGTTCAGTGCGGAACCGGACGCACCTTCGTTCTGCCAGTACCACCCGAGATGACCAGCGCCCGTCAGGCCAACGCCTGGACTTACGGGCTCAAACCGGAAGCATGGGGCCCAGAGGTGAGAACGTGAGCTGACCAGCTGGACAAAAAGCTATGAAGAAAAAAGAAGATTTAGATAAGGCGCGCCAGAGGTACGCAGAGTCCGCCCGAGAGCAGCTCGCATCATGGCTCGCTGGCAAGCCTGTACACAACCCTCACTCACCCGTCGTCGACTTTACCGATAAAGATGGGAAGGTCGTTTCAAGCAAAGTTCTCGACGGCAACGGCGAGTGCTGCCCTGACTTCTCTTGCTGCAGACCCGAGCTTCTCTGGCCCACAAAGATGAGAGAGAGCTTCATACTCGCAAGTCCAGAGAAGAGAGACGAGATGCTAAGGACATCTGTCGTAGAAGCCATCAGCAGGATGGTTCCTGAAGAGAAGGTCTACGTAGCAGGGAAGAACTTAGAGGAAAGCAACTAATGAGAGGCTGGTCACGGACCTTCTTGATCCCCTTTATGTTCTTCGCGGCAGTGGGCACTGCAGGGATCCTTCTCGCAAAGTGGATCTTCTTCTGACAGTAGTCGCGCAGCGTTCAGATCGTCAATCGCGGCAAGCAACTCTCGCCACCTGTCAACATTGACCACCACGGCGCCGTCACAGGTCTCGTACGAACTAGCCAGCCTTTGGGACGCTCGTATAACTCGTTCTATGTACGACTCGCTCATCTTCGTCTGTTCGAGAATACCGCCAAATGATGATGAGGAAGGCCTTGTGCTCTCACGTAGCAGGGAAGAACTTCGAGGAAAGCAACTAATGAGAGGCTTGTCACGGACCTCCGTACTCCCCCTGCTATTCCAGCCAGGCGCCTCATAGACAGATCTCTTTTAAATCTTTGTGCGCGGCGGCTATTGATTCTACGTCTGCGTCCGCAAGCGCAATGTCCGCCCGCTCTAATGTGTACCGCGCCACGTGAGCGGAGTTGTACCAGCCGCGATCTTCGAATAATGTAATCAAGTTCCGAACGCGCGACATCTCTTTCGTAAGGCTATCCATTGCCTTTAACGTAGTATCAGATAGAATGGTGAGCATATTGCCACCGAATGATTACGTCGAGTATATTGACCAATGATAGGGTAGGCCTTGCGACCTCATGGTCATTGAAGGGTTGTAAACACCATACGAAGCGATCTTACCAAGCCCAGCGGCCGCCTCAGCTTCTGCTTCAGCCTCTGCCTCAGCTTCTTCTTTGCGCTTTTTCTCTCGACTTTCGAAGTATCGTTCTATCGCGTAGTTGATCGCCGAAGTCGCAAGAGCACTTGCTGCCGCCGTTACAGTCGCCGTGACGGCGATGTACTTGAGTTCTTGTGTATTGAGCGACGACATCTCTCAGCCTACTACTGCTACAGAAGGCAGTTCTTCGTCCACAAATGGATGAGAACATACTTCATATTCTTGATATCCGTGATGGCCGACGCCTTTGCAGGCAGGGCAGACGCCGAGATCGCGCTCTTCTACCTTTTTACCCTCGGCGTTCCAGGCGCAAGCGCGTACCCGACCGCTTCCCCAGCACTCTGTGCAGACCTTTTTATATCTTAGATTCATCTTCCAGTACCTTGCTCGCTTCGAAGTGCATCCCGTCTCTTCGTCGAAAGTGTCCACCCCAGTAAAAGCCGAATTCATGAGCTAGGGGTACGAGTTTCCTCACCGATCCTTCTTCATTAACTTCCGCAGGCGTCTTGCCCAGCATGTTCCAGCGGTAGTTGATGTCGAAGGCCGTGTACCAAGCATGGTTGCTTAGGATACTCTGGCTTCCACGAATGAACCGAGGGTTTCCAAGACCGTCCCAAGTCTTGATGAGATCGATGAACCCAGCTCGGTCCCAAGCGTCCCACAGGCCGACGAGCTGATCTGCAATGAGCTTGTGGCAACGTACCATCCCGCCCTTTGGTCCTTTCGACCAGCGCTTGCCACGCCACATGATCCCAGGGATCCGTGTGAGCTGCGGTATTTCAACCACCGTGGTGTTCTTCCTCAGCCAGTCATCCAACATGACGATGCGCTCAGGATTCGCTTGAGTCGGAGCTGGTCGGTACTTGAACTTTCCAAAAACAGCTGCGCGAGCCGCATTGCTTGCAAGCGGGGAGAAGTCCGGCTTCGCAACGTGCTCATAGGAAGCCACCGTCGACTGTTCCGAGGGCTCTTCCTTGTCCATCAACTCTTCCCAGGTTCGGATGTCGACCTCACCCGTGATCGGGATGTTCTCCTTGCGCTGGAACAGCTTTACTCCTCGCTTGGTCAGCTCACCAAATTCGGCGTCTGCCCCGTATGGCTCCAGGTTGATCCCATGAATCAACAGGCGCAGCTGTGCTTGCTGCACGAGTGCGCCCGAGTCGCCCTTCTTCAGCACCTCGTGGGGAGGGAGCGAGAGTCTCAACGTTGGTGTTGGTTCACTCACGCTCCCACCGTAGGGTTTAAGGTGATGTTCTCCGGCGGTAACTCGATGGGCTGCATCGCGGGGAGTTTCTCGACAGAAGGTTGGCGCAAGACCCCCAGCTCGCCTTCGTGCGTGATGAGAGGACCCAGCTCTGGATCCTGCGCAACATCACCCAAATCAACGTAGTCTTCCGTTCCGTCGGCCCGAACAAGCTTGGCTGTTCGGAACATCAACCTGATGAGCTGAGATGGATCCCAGTGATGTTTGTCGTGCTGGTAACCAGGGCGTTGCCAGCACTGAACTCCTGGAGTTACACCCGGGCCAGACGCGCTTCGAGAGCACCATCCATAATTACAGGCCGTTTCCTCTCCGTATCGGAGCCTCCAAGAGTCGCCGAGGTCGTTGGTCAGGACCCAGTACTTGCCAACCGAAGCGATGATCCCTTTGCCATCTCCCCAAGCTGGGATCCGAGCATCGATCATCTGGCTGATGCCGGTGATCTCACCACCCTTGTGAGGCTGCTTGCCAACGATGGGCATCAGGGCGACAATCTGATTGTAGGGCGACCCCGAATTGACGATGGCATCGAACCTAGTCGTTGACTGAAGCCAAATGAGGTCAACCACCCGAGGCGTCAGAAGCATACACGAAGTCAGGTCTGCGATCTGTTGAAGCTCCTCTGCACTCGCAGGCAAGCGAACCCCATCGTACCTGGTTTCGTCGACTGTCCCATCGGCCTTGATGATGGGGCGAAAGTCCCATGTCATAGCAGGAACATCATCGAACTTCATCGCGTCTTTGAATACGCGGATGTAGAGCTTGTGACCGTTGTGCTCGCTGACAACTGTTCCCCAGCCCCAACGAGCCTTCCTCGACTTTACGCGCTCCACAACATCTACAGTCTTCTCGCTCACCGAAAGGCCTCCGTGAGATAACGCGTGGCAAGAGCAACTTCGCTGGGGCCAGGCTCTCCCTGCACAATGAAGACACTGGCGAACTTCCCTCGCCATGGGTCGGGATTCGTAGCGATCTGAACAGTACCCGCTCCAGGAACGGCAGCATTTGCGCCCTCCAATACCCCGTTCACCGACAGCTTTGCCCCCGTCGTGCTCTGCTCGTAAACGACCACATCAGGTCGCCCCGTCGAGATGGGCTGCGATCCGTTGATGATGGATCCATTGTTCAAGCCCCAATTGCCCGTCCCAGACGGGTCACCGATGAAGGCGCCGCCACCAGAATAACTTACCGCCGCAGCTAAGGGTGAGATCCCCCCAGTCGCATGATTTGCGCATACGAAAATAGCAAAAGGAGGCTGCAAGACGACGTTCGTCACATCGTAAAAGCGGTCGGAGGCGTCATCAGTGTCCAAAACCGTCGCATCTTTGAACTGAGAGTCTTCCACTGACAGGAAACCCTGATTCATCAAGACCGGTTGGAAGGCTGCAGGCGTAGGCTTCGAAGTTCGAGACCTGATCGACAACACTTCACTGGAAGCCGCAGGAGGACCTGACAAGACCACACTCGGTCCAAATCCAGGCTCGAACCATGAGATCAGACTGTCTTCGAAAATCTCATTCGGGCTTGGAGGGTCACTGATCACCTCGTAGTGCTCCACTCGACTCGGTAAGTCACGACGACGGATCTGAAAGACCCGGTTCGCTCCGAACAAGCGACGGAAAGCCGTCAAAGCCTCTCCCGCCGAGTTGTATCCACCGAGGGACGTCCCATCAGGCTGGCGTGCGATGTAAGCGTTGCCCCCTGTGCTTCCCGTGTTGCCCGTCGCTTGACTGAAGAAGTTGCTGCCACCAGAACGAGTAATGAAACCTACGACCGACATGTTTTTCCTTACCGGGTGACAGACCAAGCACGAGCAGCCCATGCCGCTAATGACCGTGCATCCGTCCCCTCAGACGCGATAAACCTAGAAGAAGGTTGGACCGAAACTCCCGGCGGAATGAGCCAGAACTCTTCGGCTTTTGCTCTTCGAAGACGAGCGCGGATCGCGCGACGAGCAAGGACATCTGTCGGGTCCATCGCAAGGAACACAAGCGTCGGGTCAGATTCCGCGAGCGCGGCAGATAGCCATCCTTCTGTCACCCACGATCGTGTACTCCCCTCTTGATGCCTTGCGATCAAATCGCCTGCTGCGTCTTCTGCCAGTCGAGCAAGCAGCGGCGTAAGAGCCTGCACAACTTCTTGCTTGCCCAAAAGTAAGACACGATCACGCGCTAGACTGCGCCTCGGGCGGCGCACAAGCGCAACGCCTTCGGGTACACCTAGGCCAGAATAGATCCAAAACCGCTTCTCAGCCCTCATTTCTGAGTGGTAGAGTATCACAAGAACCATGTCGCGCGAACTCCTTCCCATCGACAGACTTGACAAACAGACGTCTGCCTTCCGAAGAGAGCTGGTTCTCCTCAGCGATCGCCAGGGGCTCGACCCCAGCTACCTTGCTGCCGTCATGCGCTTTGAGAGCGGGATCGACCCCAAAGCACAGAACCCAAGCAGCAAGTGCACGGGGCTCATTCAGTTTTGTGGCGGCGCACGTAAGAAACTCGACGTCTCGAACAAAGAACTTCTCAGCATGACAGCTGAACAACAGTTGCCACTCGTAGAAAAATACTTCGAGATTGTTCAAAGCGGAGGCAACAAGGTCAGGCAAGACAGCCTCGAAGACCACTACATGGCAGTTTTCGCTCCTGCTTTCATCGGCAGGTCCTCTTCGGCTTCTGTCTACTCTGAGCCCTCAGATGCTTACAGGCTCAACAAGGGTCTCGACAGCGGGAGGGACGGAGTCATCAGCGTTGAAGACGCCACCGGGAAAGTGCGGCCGTTCGTCACACGGTCATTTGGCAAGCCACACTTGCTCGTACCAGATGTGCCGGATGGTCCCATGCCTCCAGGGCCAGGCTCCAGCAGCCCGCCCATCATCCCTGGGAATCCTCACTACGACCCCATGGCTTCTCGCGACGCGCGTGTCGCTCCTGCTGTCGCAGTTGGCATTCTCAGCTTCTTCGCCGTCAAGGCGATGAAACGTTCTTCACTCTACCGGTGACCCAAGCTGAGCGACGATGTACTCTCTGATCGTTGTTTCTTGCAGACTGAGGACATTGTCCAACCAAGGAGTAGTCTTATCTTCTTGGACCGACTTCGATAGAGAAGGGGACCCCGTCTGAACGTACAGCCAGGCATCAATGACCTTCGTGGACAGAAAAACCTGGTAGGCTTCCAGTGCTTCTCCCAGTGAGACAGAAGTTGTCTCCGCCACATACTGAGCCGTTTGACCCTGGATAGTATCTAGCGTTCGAGCGCGGCGACCCCTCGCTTCAGAGATCTCAGGTGGAAGAACTGCTATGCTTTCTTTTGACATTGAATCATCCAAGAAGCGGGGTGCAAAGTCCGTAACAGGTGGTTGTCGCCCTGACTGTCGGTATGATGATATTACCAGGCGTAGGCGCGCCTACGAAAGCATAAAGCCCAGCATTCAACTGCCCGAAGTTTTCGTTCAAGTTGCCGTTCGCTCTCTCTGTAGGAATATCAAAAAAACTGGTGGAAGGTGATCCGTAAATGCTCGTGAGGATCCAGTCATCTACATTCAAAGATTGACTGATGGTCGCAATCGTCTCCCACCCTGTCGTCGTGAAGGTGTGGTTACCCGATGCGATAACATTGGAATAACTGGCCAGGGCAGGAGTCCCAGGCCCAGGAGTCGTCGACAGTCGAACATCGAAGGCGTGCGTACCTCCCGCTGCTCCTACCCGAGAAGTAATGTCCGTCGCCGTGCAAGCTTGTACGATCTTGATTTCTGAACCGAAAGAGAACTGGAAGTTTCCCAGCACTGAGCTGTATCCAACGTTCTGATCCAGCACGAACTCAGGCGGAAGAAAAGGGCTCTTCCAAGGGTAATCAGTTCCTTGCCATCCCGTCTGGTTCAAAAAGTCCCAGTAGTACACCTGGATCTTGGAAGCGCCTTCGCGTACCACCGCAAAGGCTGGAGTCACGAGGCCTGTTGGAGGAGGGATCGGAAGCTCGGAGGCGTCAATGAAAGGCTGTTGGATGAAGCCAGCGTCGATTTCCGCGGGGGTGAATTGGTCGTTTTCAAGCAGCACCCCTTGAAAATAAGTGTAGATATTCTTCGCATCCTCAAACACAGGTCGAAAAATATCCGGGCCTACCGATACCGCGAGCCACTCGTAGAAGTCTGTGTAACCCAGGCGAGCGCGAGAGAGAGGTGCTGTGTCGATTCCAGGTCGCTGATCATCCTCAGAGTTAGGAAACTCGTAAAGTCGACTGCTCTTTCCCTTCCATCCCCAGCCACCGTTTCCGTCGTTTCCAGATGCCATGTTATTGCCTTATTAGGGCCGAATGCCAACAATCTGCCAATTGTTCGGCGCGCCGACTTCAGCCATCACTTCTACGTAGTTGTTCTGACCAGTAGCAACCACGACAGAGGGGCCTGCATTATTGATAGTGTTGCCACCTGATGCTCCAACTGTGATCCCAGCAGACCCGCCAGGCGTGGCGTCGACAATCCGGTATTTCTTTCCGTTCGTGACATTTGCGCGCAGAGGCAAAAATACGCTCGTCGCAGCCGCAGATTCGTCCACCAATATGATCTCTTCATCCCCAGCCAAGATGGTTCCTCCCCCCGTAATACGAGGGATAGTCTCACTTACACCTTGAATCGCCTGGTCGATACCATTCGCTGCCGTCAGCCCTGAGCCAAGAACTGTCGTAGAGTCGAAGGCAACAAGCTCTGCTCCTTGAAGCAAACTGACGCCCGCAAGAGAAGTGACTGAAAGGCGGTTGCCACCTAGATCGGTCAGGTAGTTGATGGCTGTCTGCCCAGGAGTGTTTATCCCGGCACCTGTGTGAACAAATGACTGAACGGTGCCACAGTTCATGTTCACGTTAGCCACGGGGGTCGGTAGATCGACAACAGTGTTCAGGGCAAAAAGCTGGAACGTGGTCCCAAAGAAGTTCAGGAACGGAAGCGAAGTCGGAGAACAAGTGAACAGAGGGCTTGAACCCCCGGCCTGCAAGAAGGATGAGCCGACATCCAAAAGAACAGCGAAGCCATCGATCTCAACTGCTGGAGCGTTGTTAGAGCTGCACTGAACGCCGTTCATTAAGACGTTGCCGCTCTGCAAAAAAAGCGTTCTACAATTCGAGGCAGCGGGTCCAGCAATGGCCTGTCCTCCGTTCAGCTGCAACGTCAAAAAACCAAGCGCAGAAGGGTTTTCTGTTCGGATGAGATCTACGTTTGACGTAGAACAGAAAGCTTGCACCTGCGTACAAAAGACGTCGATGTCGCCGTCTCCTACAGCTACCACCAAAGGGGACACCGTCTGCCCACCACCTACACGATTCCCCAGCGTGAGATCAGTGACCGTGTAGCTCGAAACCGTTCCAGGAACCGAAGAGCCGTTCAGCGTTATCGAGCGTACGATCGAAACACCGCTCAGACCTGCGAAACCCAGAGAGATGCTCGCGGACGGCGACGGGACAACTACATCCTCTTGATAGTTACCCGGCAAGATCAAGATCGAAATCTCCGTGCCACCGCTTGCCAGTGCCGCTGTCACTGCAGCTTGCACTGTAGCGAAGGGTCGCGCTACATCGCCGACAACAGCACTGCCATCGTTACCGGAGCGCTGGTCTACCCAAGCCGCATAGCTGAGAGCCGAAGGGGAACCTCCCGTACCCAAGGGGAGGTAGGCACCACCGCTGACACTGAGTTCAACTTGTGACGTGATGTCGTTGTAGCGGAGACGGGCACGATCTGGGGGAGACACCGGGGCTAGCTCCCCATTCGGTATCTCTAAAGACCGAGTGTTCCCATACCCTTGAAAACCAACTGTTCCTTTACTCATGACTGTACACCTTACGGTCGGACGCCAATGATACGCCAGCTCGTCGCAGCACCGGCCTCAGCAATGACTTCTACGTAGTCGTTGGTCCCTGCAGCGACGGCAACGGAAGCAGCGCCATTTATCGTATCAGCGCCAGAACTCGACAATGTAATTCCAGATGAGCCAGCGCTGCTAGAATTGACGACTCGTATCGTCTTCCCATCCGGCACGGATGAACGCGGAGGCAAAGATATAGAAGCAGGGGTCACAGGATTGTCGACTAGGAGGACAGACTCCTCAGGAGCCAAAGCCAGATTGCCTCCAGTAAAGACAGGAGATATCTGTACCACGCCCTGTACCACCTCTGTCATCGCGTCAGACATGTCTCTGTTCCCGAGAACAGTCGTTGAGCGATACCCGACCTGGGTGCCGTCGTGGTCCAAGTTGACCGTCGTAGCGCCCACGATAGGCAACGGCCCCGTCTGGGCAATGTGAGCGCTCGTCACGTTGACGATGCCGCCGCCGAACATATTAACTATCCCGGTCGACCCAACGAGTTGTACTTCAACATCATTAAGCGTGACTTCATGGGTATCACTATCCGATTCAATGATGTTGGAGCCAGACGAAGGTAACAACTGAGTGTTGTTCAGGTTCAAGGATATCTCTGGATCCGTCATCTGGATCAAAGGAGAAGCACTGTCTATCTGAGATATGAGAGATCCCTGATCGTTGTATGAAGTACCATCCGTCAGAAGAAGGGTAGGAGCATCTCTTCCTCTAAGATCGAAGCCATTAGAACGAAATGTCCCCGCATTAAGGCGAATGGCCGAGCTGCTTACTCCGAACACATTGTCCACGGCGAAAGCGCCTCCGCCTTCCGCGCTTATTGCGATATTACCAGAACCAGAACCGTTGCCAACTTGGATAACGTTCACGTCACCATTGCCGACGAAGCAGTTCACGTTGTTCATTGAAATATTCAAGGGACTCGAACCCTCTTCGATGAGAAGAGGTGGCTTAGTCAAAGCCAGATCGCGACTTCCAATGCAGAGGTCTGATATGAACAGCTCTTGGTCCCCTAAGCCTCCTGTACTTGGTCCAGAAACCTCTATATTTCTGATATTTACGGCCCCTGCTTCGCCAAAGATACCGAGTCGCATCCCACTGCTTAGACCGAAGTCTACGATCACATTCTCATCGTAGAGCCCTGGGGATACAACAACGCCAATGTTTCCAGATCCGGAACCCAAGCTAGAAACGGATGCGTCCACAGCCGCCTTAACCGTCTGGAAAGGAAAGGCTATATCTCCCGCGAGACCAGTCCCGTCATTTCCATTGAGCGGATTGACGTACGTCAAGGTGTCGACAGGAATCGTCGAACCAGCTCCTGCGGTAGGATCTGCTTGGATCAACAGCCAGTCATCCGTGGCCGACTGAGACTGAAGCGCGATCGATGCGTTCGGTCCACCGGGAGTAAACGTCAGAGACGGGTTACCATCCACAGTGTCTGCGCCCGTCGGGTTGATCTCGATGTTAGAAGACCCTGAGCTAACAACGATGCGATAGGTCTTTCCACGAGGGCGACTACTGATCGCAGGCAAGGTGAGCGTCAAAGGACTGGTCGCGTCGACAACGATCGTCGCATCATCCCCAAGAGCAAAAGGCCCTGGACCGAAGACAGTCCCGCTCACCTGCGTCGTGTCGAAAACCAGGTCGTCCATCGCAGCAACAAGCGGCTGCGATCCGATCACCGTCGTGCTGTCGTGCTGAACCTGACTGGAGTTCTGAAGTCGAATCTCAAATCCTGCGCCGACGACGCCAACCGCCGCACCATCAACCGAAGTTGCAAAGTTGGAGAATACAGGACCACCGTTGACAACAATCTGACCCGTGTATCCGAACTGCGTCACGACAGCCGATCTAAGAGCTACACTCGTAGTAGCAGATGTTGCCTGAACAATATCATCTGTCGTGTTCGCTGGACTAATGATGCAAGATATGAGATTAACCTCCCCCTCAGGCCCAGTCCCAGTGTGGGTGATCAGTGGGTTGCCACCGGGACCCTCAACACCGATAAACGAGTCCGAGGCGGTAAAAAGAGAAGGGCCAGAGAGAGACACCGTCACTGCATCAGTGCCTCTCACTGACATGTTACGCAGTTCCGTCTCTCCAAAGCCGATATCCATCGCTGCTGTGGGACCCGCCGACGCAAAGATCTGCCCCTCGCTAAGAATGACAATAACTTCTCCCGTCGCCGAAGGATTGACCGTCAGATACGCGGGAACCCCCACGGTCGAGCTGTAAAGCGAGACTCCCCGACAAAACAAGGAAACGTCCCCATCTCCGGCTGTCACGGTCAAAGGAGAAACGGTCTGTCCGCCCACACCGCGTACGCCGAGCGTCATCGACTCGATCGACATCTGCAGAGAAGAACCTGCACCCGGAGATACCGCACTGATCGAACGGACGGAAACTCCAGCTGCGGACAAGCCTACAAATGCAAAGCGTGTAGGAGAAGAGACTGCTGGAACGAAAGCATCCTCCGGATAGTCTCCACCCAGAACTACGACCGACAGGGACGAGAACCCTGAAGCGATCGCAGCGTTAATTCCCGCTTGGACAGTTCGGAAAGGGTTGTTTTGACTGCCAAATATCCCCGTGGCGTCATTTCCTCCTCGACCAT